GCCGCTAGCTGGTATCTCGCTAGCTGGTATCTGCGCGGGAGTGCCAGACCCGCCCACAGTGATCGGTTGACTGGCACCAGCAGCCAAGGGAACAGGGGTTGGGGTTGGAGCAGGGGCTGGAGCAGGGGGTTTAGGTTTTAGCCCTTCAAGTCTCTCATTTAGACCAGCGATGCCTTGATCTGCTTTAGCGCGTGCAGCAGCTTCTCTTGCTGCTAGAGCATCGGCTATTTTTTTCTCCTCATTTGCAGCGTAGAGTTTATCTATTTCCGCTTGTATACGAGCCTTTTTAGCAACTGTGTCTATGTGGATGGCGAGTTCTTTAGGTGTCATGTACGCAGTAGGGTTATCACGAGCATCAGCAACAGCAGGATTTCCTTTAGGAATTTGCGTTAAGGACATACGGCCACTGGACACCATCCCACGAACTCGCATAATTTCTCGCTGTCGCGCAGCGGCGGCAGCAGCATTTGCATCGATAGCTGCTTTCTGTTCGCGAGCTATACGCGCTCTCGCCTCCGCCGCTTCTCGGTTAAGTCGTGTTTGCTCTAGTCGCGCCTCAATTTCAGATGCCGTGGGGAGTCGCCCACGTAGAATGTCTCTTTGTACGTCTGCTCTATCGGGAGTGGGAAGAACGTTGGCCATACGCCGACCCTCCTCATATCTTTCATTTTGGCGTTGCCGAAAAGCTTCAGCCTGGATTTGAAGCCGTTGGTCAGCATTCTGTGCATAGGTCCTCCCCCCTGATCGAAAGTGCTGTACAGGCGTTCCACTGCCCACGTATCCACCTTTTGCGAAGGTTGCAATCCCGCCCGAAGGCTGTTGGTAAAGTGCCAATAGCTCCTCCATGGTCCTCGGGGTATTGGAGCCTATGTTAGCAGGAGTGATTTGCGGGGCTTGAATCTGAGGGATCTCTGCAAACCCAAAAGGGTCATACATACTTACGTTGGGGGTTTTAAAAGAAAAGCCCTCTTGAGCAACGTCTTCAGGGGCATAGACATTTTCCACAGCGCCAATATCCACCTTGTAGCGTTCCGGAAACTTATCAAGATAGTCAAAGCCACTTTCTCCTCTACCAGGGAGACCTTCCATTTCCAGGTTATCTGGGCTCATTTTTTCTGGATCAAAAGCCCCTGTGGCATAGCCTACGGCCGTGCCACCAAGAACGGCAGGTACTAACCAAGAAGGTAGTGCGCTCTTAACAACAGGGATGCCCGCAGCTGCCGCTTGCGTCCCAGCTGAAGCGGCAGCTGCCGAGCCCCCACCCCCGAGGAGGGACTGAATACCTTGCGCAATTCTCCCCCCTGCGGTTGGCGCGGTAGCGGTGCGCAAAGTCGGTCCGAAGCTGGGCATCGAAGCCCCCGCTCGTCCAGAAATAAATCCTGGAGAAATAAGCTCAGCTCCACCAGCAAGTACGGCGCCGGTGAGCGCGTTCTTGAAGATGTCTTTTCCTTTATCACCTGCTGCGATACTGGAAACTGCACCGCCAACCGCCCCAGAAACGACCGAGCCCATAGTGGCCCCGAGCAAAGGGGTTGCGGCTCCTGCAGTAAGAATTGTGGCGCCAACGCTGATAACTACTCTGCCTACGGTGGATTTAGCAAACTTCTTAACCGCTTTGCCTACTTTCTTTAAGACATTTTTTATGAACTCCGGTAGTCCCGTAACGGGGTTAATGGTTCCAGAGCCACCGGCCCTGCTCAGCATGGCAGCTTCAGAAGGGGCGATGTGCGCCAACATGGTGTCCCCACCGCGCCCTTGCCGTGCTAAAAACTCTGCAACAGGCTTCATGGATACTGGGCCGCCCTCAGCAAATCTCTGCGGCTGCATACCCATCTGCGGCTGCATACCCATCTGCGGCTGCATACCCATCTGCGGCTGCATACCCATCTGAGACTGCATACCACCCTGAGAGGGCATAGGAATCATAGAGAGCACAGCACGAAGCGCCGCTATCGAGTTACTCTCGTACTCCAACGGGAGAATGTCCTCGTCAAGCCCCATCTCTATAAGCCTTTGACGGAGCTCTAAATACTGTTCCGGGGACTGCATCATGGCGTCTACGATCTGTATGCCCATCGCTAGGTCTTCCGGGGTCATCTCCGGATCAAGAAGTTCTTCCTGCAATTCGGCAAGAGTGGCAGGGTCTTGTTGCTGCATCATCTCTAGCGCGGCTTGCCCAAAGTCATCTATCGACACGGATTGTCGGACGTTTTGCAGCTGCTGCTGCATGTTTGGGTCCATGGGGGGTTGTTCTTGTATCACGACTGTGTCCTTTCCAAGTTGTGCCAATGACCCAACAGGGCCGCGCGCCGGGAAAGGACGCGAATGGCTAATTATCGTTCGTTCGTCAGTTCCTGTCTACCTCTAGGTAAGACAGCCAAAAAACCACGTCATCCTCTGTAGCCTCCACGGTTAGGGCATCCCCAGCCTCCAACACAAGAGGCACCCCGCTGAAGACGTCCATCGTCGCATCTACAGGTAGTAAGTACTTATCTAAGACCTTGTGCCCTGCAACACCCGCAGGGGACACTATGGCGTTGATCTCTGCGGTCGCGCTGTTGCTGTTAGTAACCCGCAAAGAAGACAACAATGCGGAGTTCGCGGCAGGTACCGTGTAAATTGTTTCAGGTGTATTTGCCTCAGAAATCAAGTACTTACGAAGGTATTTGTTAGACATGATTACACCGTTACGTTAACTGTTCCGACCTGACCAAGCCCGGAAACGCTATTTGCACTTACCACGGCAATAGGGTCATTTGATCCTCCCCCCGTGGCGGAGATAAAGTTAATGGTCAATATTACAGAAGGTATAGACGGCCTAACGGGATTTGTCCCTGGCCCATAATGCTCAAGATAAGCTCCGGGGAGATCGGACCACCAAGCAATCTCAAGGTACTCTACCGCAGGATCATTGACCGTAAATATGCCTGCTACTGCAGCAACTTTATGAGACCAAATGCTCCCACTTTTCCGTGCTACTAGGTCAAATCGAGTATTACTTAACGGAAAGTTTTGGCCCGTATTGCGCGCCCACAGCTCAAATTCCCCCGACGCATTGTCCCGGTTAGCCACTTGCAAAGAAACATTCACTAGGTACTGCCCAGAACAAGAAACCGTTATTTTTGTGTTGTTTACAACTTCAATGCCGTTAGTAAGAACAGGTTTGTTGTAGGTCACTAAATTAACAGAGGTAGTTCCTGCGCTATCTTGATCTTGGTCCGACATTAGCATGGCATATGGCAACACGATGCCGTTGCTATATTGCGGGCCACGAATCCCAGCAAAGCCTGCTGTTCCAGAACCGCCGAACCAACTTGCTGCTGCAGCGGTGTCCGCGTCCAGATTAGAGCTGTAGGTCGTATTGAGCTGCAGCACGATCTGCTCAATCGAGCGCACCATCTGGTTGAACTGCTCAGGGCTGTACTGTGCCGAGATGGCATTAGGCAGCCTGACGTTGTTGATTTTGCTCATCTTCGGCCGTCCGGCTGAATCTCAATGCGCAATGTGCCAAAGCGCCAGTCAGCATTTACAGCATTGCTAGTGATCAATATTGCAATCTGTCTACCCCTTACACGAGTGTCTACTTTGGGAGTGTCTGGGGTGATGACGTAGGGATCCAAAGAGCCCACACTCTCATCCGACTGTGGGTAGTAGTGCAGGAGTAGGTTCACCGTCAGGTCTCCCACCTGCCGTTTGAAGTCGGGGATGAAGCGTTTCATCAGCATGACCTCTTCACCATCGCCAATGTCAAAGTAACCGGATTTTAGATACGCGGTTAAGGGAGTTCCTACTGCATTGACCCCAGTCTCTTGCGTGTAAACGACAGCTCTACCTGCGGTTAAACCTTGAATAGGAGTGATGGTGGGTTCATCTCCCGTGGGTTGAAACTCTACGCCTAAGGGCCTGTTATAAACACCCACGTCCTGCCAAGCCGTACGCGCCATCGTACCGATTTGCCACGTGTTTTCTACGTAGTTGTAGCTCACGTAACGGTCGATGTACTCAGACTGCGCCGTTGGATACCACCATGTCACTTCATTAAAAAGCGCATTCAAGCCCGCGAAGACCTTCTGACTTTGCACCAGATTCAGGTCTTTAAAGACGAAGTCTTGTACCGTGCAGGGCAGCTTCTTGGTCGTACCATCAAAGATGAAAAAGTCCTCGGGGCCCATCCAAATGGCGATGCCGTTGACATCGACAGCAGCATGCGGGCCTATCAGGCCACAGTTGGTGCCGAGCTGTTGAAAGCCAAAGGTAAACGGCGGCCCAACATATTGCATGCCATGCAGGGAGTTGTCTGTGAAGATCAGAATCTGTCCACGAGAACGGATGCCGCTGATGATCTTGTTGCCATCAGAAAGGCGCTGGCCTCCTGCCGTGTTGGTCGCCGCCTCCACAAAGGTGTTGACATCCTCTTGGTTTGAGAACCGAACGAACATCGGATCGAAGCTGTTCGGGTCACCAATGGTCCCCTCCGTGCCAAGGCACACGAGGTGCCTGTCTGGAGTGGAGACGAGTGAAAAATTGTTCTTGGTCGGTGCACCGGCAATAGCCTGGGCCGGAGTTCCTACACCTTGGCTCGTGGGCCCCCATTGGTAGACTGGGCCATTGTTGATCTGGCAGATGAGGTTCTCGCCAAAGTTGTCAAACTGCCAGATGCGAGAAGCAAGGGCCAAGGTTCCTACTGCAGGTCTTGGAGTACCCCACGTAGAAAGGCCATAGCCTCCAATTCCGTATCCAAAGTCAAAATAAGAAACATCTGATCCAATGTTAATTTGATAGGTAGCAGTCCCTCCACCTACGCCAGACTGGGTACTTGATGCGTCTATAGGAGACACGATTCTGTAAGTAGTCCCAGAAAGTATTTCTTGTATCTCGTACTCAGCATTCAGAACCGCGCTTGATATGCCGCCAGGGTCTCCAGAGACACTAGACAACGTTACAAAGTCCCCAAGATTTGCGCCATGGCCCCCTGCTTGAGTTACGGCGAGGTCTTTGGTTCCTGCAACAGTAGCGAAAGTTATTGCGCTGCTGACATTTCTTATAGGAGTAATGTCGTACCAAGCGCCCCCTGTGAAAACATAGAGCTTCTTGTTCGTGCCAACGGCCAAGAACGGAACGCCAGACAGGCTTGTCCAAGAAAACGCGTCACTCGCCATGCCCACTAAAAAAGCATCAAGTTCCGCGAACCTCTCCCACCCTCCAATTTTCTCCGGCAGCCCGTACCGGAAGCGCACCATGTCCGCGTCCGTGTAGCCGCCTTCCGCACCATACTCGGTGTTCTGCTTATCGATGCCGGGTTTGAAGGCTACTCGGACGAGAGGCATTATGCATACTCCCAGATCACATTAGGGGGCAACCCCGGAGCTCCTAGCCCCAAGTGCACAAAGGTCTTGGCAATGCCGATGCGAGTGATGCCGTGCTTGAGCGCGACGGTAATCAGCCGGTAACGATCGGAGCCGTTGTTGCAGGCGACATCACAGCACATGCCTTTGGTGTGCTCCCCGTTCTTGTGGCCCTTTTTGGCCTCAACAGGGTGGGTGTGATGCCTATAACCAGAGGTAATTTTCATCGGGCCATACTCGGTTCTGATAGCCTGCAGCACCAACATGAACTCGTGGTTCATGTAATTCAAGCTTGTATGCTTGCAATCAAACTCCATCTTGGTGAAGTTTGGGTATTCCGTCCACCGTGCTGGAGTCATTTCTTCTGATCCTTTTCTTTTGAACCGAGAGATGAGCCTAGCAAAAACCCGAACATTGAGCCGATCATAGTAGCCAGCAAGAACCCAAGGATAGTGTCGGCAAACCGCACATTGGCCTCGGGAATCTCACCAAAGACCATAAATGGCAGCATCACCGCTGACCAGAGAGACCAGAAACCGATGAAAAAGTAGACGAACCGCCGCACGAAAGGGTCTTGGGACTTCATGGCTTCTAACTGCATGTTCCTAGCAGACTGCATCTCTTCTAACTGCAACTGCATCTTGTCGGCGTCGATCTGCTCAAGTTTCACTGCGTCTTCTGGGTGGGCAGTCAGATGCTGCTCCACCGCCCGTTCGTTAGGCTCGACACCCAGCTTCTCGGCGATCATGCCAATAGCCTTGTCCTTGGCGGCACCTGTGACCATGTCCACGAGACGAGGGGCTACCCCCAGAAGAATGTTAGCTAGCATAGTTTAAATAAACCAAGTAACGATAGAGTACCGGGTTCCTTTGGTAACAGGCAGGATTTCGTGGGGGTACATAAAGTTTGAAGGGAACATCACTGCAGCACCTTTTGGAACTTTGATCTTTATCTCTCTATTAAAGAACGCAAACTCACCACCCTCGTAGTCATCATTTAATCCAAAAGAACACGAAACAGCCCGAGGTGCGGCTTTAAAAGAATCGGTG